ATTTGGTGATGATTGGGGTATGTACATTCCTGAAGTAAAATATTTATCTCCTGAACCGTTAGTTAATTATACAGACTTATCATTAAATGAGTATCCAAATGTACACTTTGTTGGTGATGCTTTAAGTGCTCGCGGTATAACAGTATCAGGTGCTCATGGTATTTATGTAGCTGAAAGTTTGCTTAACCTTAATTAATTAACTATCTTTATTAAAACATAAAAATATGAGTAAATTAGAACCAGTAAAAAAATTAAAAAAACCTGATGGTACAGTTGTATACGCACTGAATGGAAAACTACATAATTGGGATGATCCTGCAGTAATTCACCCAGACGGTAAAAAAGAATATTGGTTGTTTGGATTTCAATACACTAAAGATGAGTGGCTTGATCGCAAACGTGATAGTAATGGTGTCCCACCAGCTAAAGATCCAAAATTTGATACACGTTTTTAGTCAATATTTATATCAAACTATACCCCACCCAATATGAAAATAGGACTATGCGGAACAATGTCAGTAGGCAAGACAACATTAGTTAAATCGTTGTCTGAGCTGAAATTGTTTAAAAAACATAAAATAGCTACTGAACGTAGCAAATATTTAAGAGATTTAGGTATTCCACTTAATACAGATTCAACAATTAATGGTCAATTAGTATTTTTAGCTGAAAGAGCTAGTGAGCTATTACATAAAGATCTTATAGCTGATAGAACTGTTTGGGATGTATCTGCATTTACAATGTTAGCTAAATCAATAACAATGCATGAAAAATCTCAATTTGTAAACACAGCTATGTTATTAAGAGAACAATACGATATTGTATTTTATATTGATCCTGTAGGTACAAATATGGAAAATAATGGTGTAAGAGAAACAGATCTTGAATATAGAGCTAATATAAATCAAGAAATTTTGCGCTTATTAACACTTTACCCACCTAAAAAAATGATAGTACTTAGTGGTTCCACAGCAGATCGTATGAATACTATATTAGATAATATAATTTAAAATATTTATTAACACATAAACACAAATCATGGCAGATTTTGACTACAAAAAATTTCTAATTGAAAATAAACTTAAAATTAGAGTTCCTATGAAGGAAATGGCTCGTTTAGCCAAAGAAAAATATAAACTAAATCCTGAATTTCCAGGTATAAAAGATAGAATTAGTAAACCTGATACATTTAAAGTAGATAGGAAACAACAAGTTATTAATTATTTTATAGCTCAAGCAAAAGAACAAGGTGTTGAACCAATGGAGGTTGAATTACTAAAGAGTGATATTGAGAAAAAATCAGCTCCAGGTATTAACTGGTCTTTTACTCCAGATATTAGAAATCAATTACTACAAACAACAACTGCTAAGACAGCTACTGCTGCTGATGAAGAACCAGAAGAAGGTGATATGTTTGTAAGTCCTGAAGATGCTGAAGATTTGTTTATTGGTAAGAAAAATATAAAATCTAAAAAAGCACCAGCAGCAGGAGATGAAAGTGAAAAAGAGCCATCTGAAAAAGATATAGCTAAACTTAAAAAACCAAGAATAACAGCTACAGGTTCAAAAGCTGGAGAGTGGTTAGTTGATAATGGTGATTTGATTGATAAAATTATCAAACAATATTCTATATCAAATATTAAAACAGGTAAAAATGTAACTGAAGCTGAAGATGGAGGTATGTCAAGTTCAGATTATAAATCAGCTCAACAAAGTTCTAAAAATGTAGCTAAAGCAGCTTTACCAAGTTTAATTCAACAACTTGTTGATAAGTTAGAAGAATTAAAAGATGAAGATTATAATGCTTATGTTAAAGTATTAAATGATCTAGATAAGTATAAATTTGGAGCTACTAACACCAGGAGTGTTTTGAAACAAATTCTTAAAGCATTAGGTGAAAAAGAAATTCCGGCTATTGGTTCAAAACGTAAAACAAGTGATGAAGAGGAATTAAAAAAATTAGGAATAGATGATGAACCAATTGATATTGAAGACGAAGAAATTTAATTTATGAAAAAATATATATTATTAGTAGTTATTTTATTGTTATTGATTTGGGTAGTATTTGACAAAGTCAAATTTAGTGGATTAAATAAAGAATTTGTAGTCAAGCAGGATAGCTTAGTACAGGTTGTTGATTCATTACAAAAAGATAATCATCAAAAAGATTTAGAAGTATTGGCTTTAGAAGAACTTGATTATGATCTTGAACTTCAATTAGAAGAAGCTAAAGGTAAAGTTAAAGTTATAACTAAATGGATTGATTCATCTAAAAGTAAAGTTGATACATATACTGAAAAAGAATTAATATCTTCATTTAATAAACGTTACCCATTAGATACAATTACTAATCCACTTCCACTAGCACAACCAGTGTTAGTTAGCGTAGCTAAAGATTTAATTGAATTAGACGGTGCTAAAGAAGAATTAGTTGTCAAAAATGATATTATTACTTTAAATGGACAAAGAATAGTGGGTAAAGATAGTGTTATATCACTATATGTTCAAAAAGAAATCAATTATAAAAATATAGTTGATAATCAACAAAATCAGATTAAAGATTGGAAATTTCAACATAAAACACTCCAATTAGAAAATCATAAACTTAAGATACGCGCCCAAATAGGTAAAATAGGAGCTGGATTAGCAATAGCTGGCTTAACATTTTTACTTGTAAAATAGTTCTACCTTAGGAACAACCCCCGCTATAGTCTCAGTATTATGGCTCTGAAGTCTAACCCCGTAAGGTTAGACTTTCTTTTATATATTTATATACATGAGTGATCAACAAAATATTAAAGATATAATTAAGCAGGAATATATTAAATGTGCTACAGATCCTGTTTATTTTATGAAAAAGTATTATTGGATTCAACACCCACAACGTGGTCGTATCCAATTTAATTTATATCCATTTCAAGAAGGAGTATTAAATCAATTTAAAAAGAATAAATATAATGTTGTTAATAAGTCAAGACAATTAGGTATATCTACTTTATCATCTGCTTATTCACTTTGGTTAATGTTATTTAATAAAGATAAAAATATACTTTGTATAGCTACTAAGCAGGAAACTGCTAAAAACATGGTTACAAAAGTAAAATTTGCCTATGATAACTTACCAACATGGTTAAAATTAAAAGCAACAGAAAATAATAAATTAAGTTTAAAACTAGCTAATGGGTCTCAAATTAAAGCTATTGGCGCTACTGGAGATGCAGGTAGATCTGAAGCAGTATCACTACTGCTGCTAGATGAAGCTGCTTTTATTGAAGGTATTGATGAGATATTTGCATCTGCGCAACAAACTTTAGCTACAGGAGGACAATGTGTAGCTATATCAACTCCTTATGGTACAGGTAACTGGTTTCATAGAACATTTATTGGTGGTGAAGAAGGAAAAAATGGATTTGTATCTATTAAATTACCATGGACTGTACATCCTGAAAGAACTCAAAAATGGAGAGATGAACAAGATGCTATTTTAGGTCTTAGAAATGCTGCCCAAGAATGTGATTGTGATTTTAGTACATCAGGTGATACAGTTGTTGAACCTGATATTTTAAATTGGTATATTCAAACCTACCAAGCAGATCCTGTTTCTAAAACTGGATTTGATGGTAACTTATGGAAATGGGAATATCCAGACTACTCAAAAAATTATATGGTTGTAGCTGACGTGGCAAGAGGAGATGGTAAAGACTATTCAGCATGTCATGTTATTGATATAATGGAAGCAAAACAAGTAGCAGAATATAAAGGTCAAGTTGGAACTAGAGACTATGGACATATGCTTGTAGCATTAGCTACTGAATATAATGAAGCATTACTTGTAGTTGAAAACAATAATATAGGATGGGATACAGTTCAAACTATTATAGATAGAGGATATAAAAATATGTATTACTCATCTAAATCAGATACTACAAACATAACAATGGATAATTTCTTAAACAGAAATGAAAATAATTTAGTGCCTGGTTTCTCAAATACTATTAAAACACGTCCATTAGTTGTTTCTAAATTAGAAGCATATATGAGAGACAGAGCTTGTATTATACAATCACGTCGTTCATTAGAAGAATTAAGAACATTTATTTGGAAAAATGGAAAAGCTCAAGCTACTGATGGATATAATGACGATTTAGTAATGGCGTTTGGTATTGGTATGTTTTTACGTGACACAGCTTTACGTTTTCAACAAACAGGAATGGATTTAACTAGAGCTTCACTTGGAGGAATAGGAAAAGTATCATATATTTCCGGTCCGAATACATACAACCCACAATCTCCACTCCAACAAAATCCATGGCAAATGGATACAGGTAATGGAGGTATGGAAGATATCAGCTGGTTGATATAAACAAATATTTATAACATATACAAACAAATTATGGGATTATTTAACAATCTTAAACGTTTATTCTCCTCAGACGTCGTTATTAGAAATGTAGGTGGAGACGAATTAAGAGTAATAGATACAGATCGTATTCAATCATTAGGTACCTTACAAACTAACGCGTTAGTTGATAGATTCACTAAAATATATACAACATCTGGTGCTGGGATTTATAACGTAAATAACGTTTATAACTACCAAACATTAAGAGTACAACTTTATACTGATTATGAAGCAATGGATACTGACGCTATTGTAGCTTCAGCACTTGATATTATAGCTGATGAGTGTACTTTAAAAAATGAACATGGAGAAATGCTTCATATTCGCTCTAGTGATGAAAATATTCAGAAAATACTTTATAATTTATTTTATGATGTGTTAAATCTTGAATTTAATTTATGGAGTTGGGCTCGTAACATGTGTAAGTATGGAGATTTTTATCTTAAATTAGAAATAGCTGAAAAATTTGGTGTATATAATGTAATACCATTCTCAGCTTACTCAATTATACGTGAAGAAGGAACTGATATTAATAATCCAAACTATATTAGATTTAAATATGATCCAACAAGTGTATCTGGTATAACTGCTCCTCAAACACAATATGCTTTAGGTACATCTACATCAGATATTTACTTTGAAAACTATGAAATGGCTCACTTTAGATTAATAAGTGATGTCAATTATCTTCCTTATGGTAGAAGTTATCTAGAACCAGGTCGTAAGATATTTAAACAAATGATTTTGATGGAAGATGCGATGTTAATACATCGTATTGTTCGCGCTCCTGAAAAAAGAATATTTTATATGAACGTAGGTGCTATTCCACCAAATGAGGTAGAAGCATTTATGCAAAAAACAGTACAAAAACTTAAAAAAGTACCATTTGTAGATCCAACCACAGGTCAATATAATTTAAAGTACAATATGATGAACATGATGGAGGATTTTTATATTCCTGTTCGTGGTAATGATCAAAGTACTCGTATTGAAACAGCAAAAGGATTAGAATATAATGGTATTGAGGACGTTGCTTATTTAAGAGACAAATTATTCGCTGCTCTTAAGATACCTAAAGCGTTCATGGGATATGAAAAAGATTTAACAGGTAAAGCTACATTAGCCGCTGAAGATATTCGTTTCGCTCGTACAGTGGAACGTATCCAAAGAATATTATTATCTGAATTAACCAAAATAGCATTAGTACATCTATATACTCAGGGATATGATGGTGAAATGTTAACTAATTTTGAATTATCATTAACTACACCATCAATTATATATGATCAAGAGCGTGTAGCGTTGATGAAAGAAAAAGTTGACTTAGCTTCTCAAATCATGGAAAATAATTTGTTACCAACAGATTGGATCTATGATAATTTATTCCACTTTAGTCAAGATCAATATGATGAATATCGTGATTTGATGGCTGAAGATAAAAAACGTAAATTTAGACTAGATCAAATTGAAAATGAAGGTAATGATCCATTAGAAACAGGTCAAGTATATGGTACACCACACCAATTAGCAACAGCGTATGGTAAGGGTAGAAAAGATGGTGAAGTACCAATAGGATATGATGAGAAAAATCCAAACGAACCTGTACATCTAGTTGGCCGTCCAAAAAAATCTGTATCAAATATCAATAGACAAGATAACGCATTTGGTAAAGATCGTCTTGGGTCTAAAACATATCGTTCAGCAGGTACTGATCAAGAAGATGTTTTAGCAAAAACTCAATGGAAAGGTGGCTCACCTCTTGCGTTAGAAACATTTCTTAAAAATAAAAAAATGTTTGAGAAGCTACCAGTTAGTCGTAAAACAACATTATTTGAAAACGATATGTTAAATGAAGATAACATTCGCGATGAAATCAAATAAACTACATATTTATAGGTAGTATCATTATACTAAATTATGCGTATTAAACATAACAAATTTCGTAACACAGGTGTATTATTTGAACTATTAGTGCGTCAAATTGCATCTGATACATTGGCTAATACTGATTCTAAAGCAGTAAAAATTGTAAAAAAATTTTTTACTAACAGTGAATTGGCAAAAGAACATAAACTTTATCATACAGTATTAACTGCACCTCGCCTAAGTGAGGGTAAAGCTGAGTCTTTAATTAATGCCATTGTTGATCAAGCTAAAAAATTAAAAAAAGAAGAATTACTTAAGGAAAAATATAACTTAATTAAAGAAATTAAGAAACATTATAATCTAGAAAGCTTCTTTAAATCAAAAGTAAATAACTACAAAACATTAGCCGCCGCCTATACATTATTTGAAGCAGCAATGGAAAATAAGTTTATTGAACCGAAACAAATCGTGATCAATAAGCTTACCATTATGGAACACATCACGAAAAAACAATTAATTGAAAATAATGATTCGGATGAACTTAAAAGTTTCAATAAAGAAGACAAAAATATACGCATATTAGCGTACAGAATGTTAATTGAGAAATTCAATTCCAAATATTCTGATCTAAGTGATAGACAAAAGTTAGTTCTTAAAGAATTTATCAATAATATCTCTAATCCTGAACACCTGAAAGAATTCATTAATGAGAACCTAAATAAAGTTAAAAAAGAACTAACTGATTTAGTTAAACAAGTTAATGATAGAACAATTGAAATCAAGTTAAACGAAGTTATAACGCTGATTAAACCGATATCTACTAAATCATCCGTAAAAGATGAACATTTAGTAACATTACTTCAATATCAGCAATTAGCTGAAGAAATTAAAAAAGTAAATGGATAAAAAGAAACTAAAACAGGAATTAGCCACTGCTCTTAGAAAAGAAATATCAGGTACTGGTACTGGTGCTTCTGTCACTGCTGGTGATGGTGCAGGTGTAGCTACCAAATATGCTTTTGGTAAACGTGATAACAAAGGTACTCCAAGTGATTGGAAAGCAGCTCCATCAATTCCTAATCGTAAGTCTAAGGCTATGGATTATAAAGAATTATGGGAAGATAAAGTAAAAGAAATAGATGCTAATGATCCTGTTTTAATGAAAGTAAGAGCAGCGGCATATCAAAAATCTCTACCAAAACCTGAACCTGTAAAAACAATCAATCCTGATTATAAAGCTATTAAAAATGCTGATAAAATTAAAGCACTTTTAAGACAGAGAAATCAATTAATGATGGATATGGAACAAGAAGCAGAACCAGAAGGTGGTCCAATTGCTAATAGATACGGAGGTATGCTAAATAAAATTGATAGAGCAATCACTATGTTAAAAGGACAAGGTGAAAATAATCCTTATATGGATAAAGGAGAAATTAAAAGAAGAGCATCAATGATGAATGAAACATCAGATAATAATACAGATGAAATCTTAACTTACTTACAAGCTGCTAAACAAAACGGTACTTTGTCACCAGACGCTCAAGAAGTATTTTTACAATGGATGAATACTCCAGGAGCTTCAAGAGAAGAAATTATTAAAGTGCTAAGAAAGTTAACTGGTATGTATTTAAAAGAAGGATATGCTCGTTTTAGAAACGAATCTAAAACACGTACTAAACCAGAACAATTCCATAGTGCAGTTAAACAAGTAAAACAAAAAGTAAACGAAATTAATCGTTTATTCGAATATATGAATCGCTTACAAAGTGAATTAAGTGAGAGTGAGGGTGGATTGAAATATAAAAAATATACTGAAAAATCAATCCAGCAAATTAAAGAATCCACTAAATCCTTATTTTTAAAATCGACAAAACTAAAATAAAATGGCAGACAATTTTGATATGAAAAAATTCCTAACAGAAAATAAGTTAGGATCTTATGCTAGATTAAAAACATTAAACGAATCTGAAAAAATATACGTTTATAGTGATGATGGATATACATGCTATCGTGTAGATGATGAAGGTAACCGTGATGAAGTTAGTATAAGTTATTGTAAAATGTACGCTGATCAAGGTGTACGTGAAGAAAAAGAAGAAGTTAAAGAAGACATAGGTGGAGATATCGGAGATGCTCAAGCTGAAAAAATGATGGACTTCTTAGCTGAAGAACCTGACCAAGCTAAAGTACAGGACATGTATGATAAAATCACAGCAGTGATGGCTAAAGCAGCTAAAAAATTATCTGATGACGAAGCTTCAGCTTTACATGATAAATTAAAAGCATTTTTTAATAAATTATTTGAATCTACTACTATAAATGAAGCACAAGCTCAAGATCCTCTTATGTTAGTAGATAGAGTTGAAGTAATTATTAAAAATTTAAATAATAATATTACTACTAACTCTAATATTTCAACAACAGATAAAGTAGGATTACTTCAAGCTCTTAAAGAATTACAAGAATTAATTGAAGATATAGGATTTTATATCGAAATAGATCAAGATGAAAATTCAAATGAAGAACCAGTTAGTGACTACTCAAGACGTAGACAAAGTGAATTAAGTGAAGAATCAGTTCGTATGTTTAAATCTGATAATCCAGAAGGTGATAAATTAGTATTAGCTTTTCTTAAAAGAATAGCTAAAGACTTTGACTACCCAGTAGCTCAAGCAGCTATATTTGTTAAGGAAAGAATTAAAAAATTAGGATATTAAAAATTAAAATAAAATGAAAAAACCAATAAACGAAATAGCAAAACTAAAACGCTTAGCTGGATTAATTACTGAAAGTGAATACCAGGAAACAATGATGAAAGATGAGGCAAAAGTAGAAGAAGAAGTTCAATTAAAACAAAAACAATACTATCAAATTTATGATGCTGGAATGGATGAATGGCATGATGGTTATCAATATATAGGAAAAGTAAGTGGTGGATCATCAGCTGGAAAAGTAGGTGAATATATGTTTATGTATCCTGACGCCCCAGGTTCATTTTCTTTTGTTTCTATAGATGATGTTTATTTAAATGATATGGTTAAACCTAGTATGAATGAAGGTAAAGAAAAAGTAGAAGAAATAAGTAGTGAAGCATTTAAACGTATGGATGGTTTAGTTAATAGAAACCATATTCTAAGTTTATTAGCCGCCGCTGAAGGTATAATGGGAGATTTAGATGCTGAAGGATTTGATGTTGAAGATATTCGTGATTATATTAATCAAATTATAGTAAACGATATCTAAGATGGCAAAAGCAACACGCGGTGGTGATTCTAAAAAATTATCATTTGGTAAACGTAAAACAGGTAAAGCAAAAAAATCATATAACAAACACGATCGTTCTGAAAAGAATTACCGTGGTCAAGGACATTAATATTTATACATATGACAACATTAGAATTATATAGAAAACATAAGTCTGGCGATATTAGTCGCGAGAAATTCTTATATGAAGTAAGACGCGATAATAATTTACCGTATATTACTAACTTAACCTCATACACTGACGCTGTTCAAATCCTTAAAAACAAAGGTATTGTAACTGAAGAAACTAAAGAATCTAAAGCTGATGAAGCTGTTAAAGCCGAAGTTAAACCTAAAAAAGCTACAGAATCTAAGTTAAAAGAACTTCATATTGATTATGCTAACCCATATGAATATCGTCATGGTTTAGCTCATGAATTAGACGCTATAGGTGAATACACAGATGAAGCTTTAGAAAAAGCTAAAACTACTGTACTAAAAAATCTAGCTAAAGACGCTAACTTTTATTCTAGTTTACTAAATCAAGAACAATCACCATACAAATTCAAAGCACCTGAAACAGATGCTCCAGGTATGCAAGCTAAAGCTGATGGTTATTTAAAAAAAGAAACTAAGAAAGACGAAAAATCTAATGTTAAAGATAATTTAGGTAAGAAAGAAGAAGGTACAGCTAAACCAAAAGGTGTTAAAGTAATGCCTGATAAAGGTGTTACTGGCTCTGAAAAAACTATTAAAGAAGGTGCTGGTGATAAAGTAGAAGACATGATCAAATCAGGTAAAATAAAGCCTGAGGAAGTAAAAGCAGCAGCTGAAAAAGCTATGAAAGGCGATTCAACATCTTTGATAGCATTAATGGCTGGTCTTCCTGGTATTAGTTTATCTGAAGATACAGTTGAAGAAGATTTAAAAAAAGGAGATACTATTGAATATGAAGGAAATAAATATATGATAGGTGATTTTGATACTGCTGGTGGAGCTAATTTAGTTTATTTAAATACAATGAATAACAAACCAGCAGAAGATAGCAAAGGTAGGTATAAAAAAGTACATAAAAGTAGAGTTAAAAAAATAAATGAAGATTTAGAAGAAGGTAAAGCAAATAAATATATTAGTGTTGAAATTGAAGGTGATGAACAATTTCCTATATTAAATAAAGTATTAGTTTCTGACTATCTTAAATCAGTAATTGATCCTGAAGAAATTGAATCTGTAGATGTATTTATGGATGATGAAGAAGGATTTGATGAATCGTCAAGTTATTTCTTTGATACTGATGAAGAAAATGCTAGTGAAAAAGATGTTGAAGATTGGGCTAAACAGGAAATGAGTTATTATTTATTTTCCAAACCAGATGAATTTCCAGGTAAAGGAGATATAATGGAAGCAGATGCTAGTGATGATTTAAATCCAAATGAGTTATCTAATGAAAATACTTTTGAAGATTTGATGAAAAAGTATGATTGGTATTATGAAATGGGAGATGATCCAAGAGCATATGATAGAGGAACCGCTCTAGATAAACAATTAAAATCATTAGCCAAATCAATAGGTATTGATAGAGCTGTTGAATTATTTAATCAATACGCTCCATCAGATAGAAAAGTAACAACTTCATTTTTTCAAATGAATGAAGATAAACATGCTAAACTTAAAGAATTACTAAAAACTAAAATTAAAGAAGTAATTTCAGCAGCTGAATTAATTCAAGCAAAACAAAAAGGACAAATAGTAAAAATACCTAAGTCAGCTACAACCGATATTCAATCGGCTGAGAGAGCTAAGGCTAATTATTCAATATATGAGTAAACAAGTATTAATAGAGTATTTTTCATTCACTCCTTCTCCTCGTTCATTAAATGAGGTTAAACTATCTCCATCTAAAAACTTAATTGTTGAAGGTGTTGTACAGAGGGCTGAAGCAAAAAATCAAAACGGAAGAATATACCGTAAAGATACACTAGAACGTGAAGTCGAAAAATATGTAGCTGGACCAATAGCTGAAAATAGAGCTTTAGGTGAATTAGACCATCCAGACTCATCTATTATTAACCTTAAAAATGTATGCCATAATATTAAACGTTTATGGTGGGATGGTGATGATTTAATGGGACAAATTGAAGTATTGCCTACACCAAGTGGTAATATATTAAAAGAACTATTTATAAACAATATAACGGTTGGTATTTCATCTCGCGGTATGGGTTCAGTACAGCCATTAGGTGAAAATACAGTCGAAGTACAAGATGATTTTGAATTGTTATGTTGGGATTTTGTAAGTACACCTTCAACACAAGGTGCTTATATGAGACCAGTCGGATTAAATGAAAATTTTAATCCTAATACAGTTAAATCAAACAAATATTTTAAAGTAAATAACATAATATCAGAAATTATCTGTTCTCAAACAGGTATTTGCTGTTTAAAATAATCCCACTCCATCGATAGTATCGTTGGATTAACCTAGCCCCGTAAGGCTAGGTTTCATTTTTGTCGCTTTATATACCCCCGCATATATTTATTAACATCCCCAATATGAGATCTCCAATATCTCATTAAATTAACATTTACAATCTTATATTGCTTTTCCAAATCTAATAAGCAATCAAAAGGAGAATTTCAAGATGACAAATCAAGAATTATTTAAGCAAGCAATTGCTGACGCTAAATCTGTACGTGATGCAGCAGTAGCGAACGCTAAAGCCGCTCTTGAAGAAACTTTCACTCCACAAATCATGGCTATGCTTTCCACTAAATTAAACGAGATGGAAGATGACGAAGACATGAAAGATGAAGTTAAGAAAGTTGAAGAAGAAGGCTATGAAAAAACAGAAGAAGGCCATGAAGCCGAAATTGGTTTTGGACCCGCCATGCAAAAAACCTCAATCGAAGGAAAAAACACCGAAGAAGAAGGTAAAATGGAAGAAACTGACCTTGAAGAAATTTTAGCTCAACTCGAAGCCGAAGAAAAAGGCCACGAAAAAGAAGATAAAATGGAAGAAGGTAAAGACAAAAAAGATGGTAAAAAAGAAGTTGAAGAAGCTAAGAAAAAAGACAACGACAAAAAGAAAGTTGAAGAGTCTTTAGATGAAGCAGAAGGCGACGACGAAGTTACCGAACTCACAGTTGACGAACTTAAAGACATTATTCGTGACGTATTAAAAGACGTTATGGGTGGTGAATTTGAAGCTGGCGAAGAAGCTGGTGAAGAAGAAGAAGCTGGTGAAGAAAAAGAAGCTGGTGAAGAAAAAGAAGAAACTGAAGATGAAGAATCTATTTCTTTAGACGAACTTTTGGCCGAACTTGATAAAGAAGACGACAAAAAATCAGTTGAAGAGAAAAAAGACAAAGAAGAAGATGGTAAAAAAGTAGAAGAAGCTAAAAAAGACAAAAAAGATCTTGAAGAAGCTATCAGAACTATTAGATTTTTACAATCTGAACTTAATGAAGTTAATCTTTTAAACGCAAAACTTCTTTACACAAACAAGATCTTCAAAACTAAGACTTTAAGTGAAGTTCAAAAAATCAAAGTGGTAAAATCACTTGACAAAGCATCAAATGTTAAAGAAGCTAAAACTATTTATGAAACTTTAGTTGAATCTTTGACAAGTAGAGTTAAGTCAAACATTAGAGAATCAGTTGGATTTGCCTCTAAGGCAGTAGGAATTGCACCTAAACAACCGATTGTAGAAAGCGATTCAGCTGTTCGCAGAATGCAACAATTAGCTGGAATTATTAAATAAACAAAAAAACAATTTAAATTCATTCAAAAATGAGTACTGTTCAATCTTTAATCGAATCTGCTAACCCATGGCAGTCACAGCAAGGCGATGCAACTCGTCTCGCTAAAAAATGGGATAAATCCGGTTTGTTAGAAGGTCTTAGTGACTATAACAAATCTAATATGGCAATGATGCTTGAAAATCAAGCAAAACAATTAGTAGTAGAATCTTCTCAAACTGGTACTGGCGGTACATTCGCTCCAGGTACAGGTGAACAATGGGCTGGCGTTGCTCTTCCATTAGTTCGTAAAGTGTTTGGTCAGATTGCTTCTAAAGAGTTTGTTTCTGTACAACCAATGTCTTTACCTGCTGGTTTGGTATTTTATCTTGATTTCCAATACGGAACAACTAAAAATCCATTTACTTCTGGTGATTCTATGTATGGAACTGCTGATGGTGGTGAAGGATTTGGTAACTTAGCTTCTGGTGGTCTTTATGGCGCTGGTCGTTTTGGTTATTCAATCAACCAATTCTCTGCTTCTGTAATAAGTATTTCTTCTTCAGCTGGACAAGGTGCAACTGCAGGATACATCACTGGTTCTAGTGCTGGTTTATCTGCTGATACTATCTTTGCTTTAGTTGGATTTGATTCTGCTATCTCAGCTTCTGTAGCTGCTAATGAAGTTAAAATCTTATATGTACCTACAGCTAGTATTAGTGCTAACTTAGATCCAAATGCTATTAAAGCAGTATTTGCTACTTCAGCATCTATCGTTGCCGCTGATAACTTAAATACATACAACTACATAAATGGTGCTACAGCTGTACTATTTGTAAGTGCTTCTACAACTGAAATTACACTTGCTTCAGGTGTAACTGGATCAGTATTTTCAATTTTCTACAATAAGAAAACTGCTGATAACGCTCGTGGTGATTTCGAAGATGGAGCTGCTTATTCTAACACAGGTAATACTGCTGGGGTTGCTATTTCTATTCCAGAAATTAACGTTCAATTACGTTCTGAAACTATTGCTGCTAAAACTCGTAAGTTGAAAGCACAATGGACTCCAGAATTTGCTCAAGATTTGAATGCATACCAAAATCTAGATGCTGAAGCTGAATTGACTAGCATGTTAAGTGAGTATATCTCTCTTGAGATTGACCTTGAAATCTTAGACATGTTGATCGAAAGCGCTCCAATTTCTGAATACTGGTCTGCAAAAGTTGGTAACCAAATTAATGCTAACGCTACAGCGTTTACAAGCAACACATCTGGTGTTTACTATACTCAAATGACTTGGTTCCAAACTTTAGGTATTAAATTACAAAAAGTATCTAACCAAATTCATCAAAGAACATTACGTGGTGGTGCTAACTTCATGGTTGTTTCTCCAAACGTAGCTACTATCTTGGAATCAATTCCTGGATTTGCAGCTGATACTGATGGTGCAGCAGATAACATGAAATATGCATTTGGTGTTCAGAAAATTGGTCAATTAAATAGCCGTTACAAAGTTTATAAGAATCCTTATATGCTTGAAAACGTTATTCTTATGGGCTTCCGTGGTAACCAATTCCTCGAAACTGGTGCTGTTTATGCTCCATACATTCCGTTGATCATGACTCCATTAGTGTACGATCCAAATACCTTCACTCCAAGAAAAGGTATCATGACTCGTTACGCGAAGAAAATGGTACGTCCTGAATTCTACGGTAAAGTATATATCGCTGATTTGAACTTAGTATAATCTAAGTTTGACGAAAGTCAATAAAATAAAACCCGGCCTTTTGTTAGGTCGGGTTTTTTTTATATATTTATATTAGAATAAATTACTTTTAAATAAAATGGAAAATCAAATAGATATATCAAAACATCCCTATGGATTAGGAGGAGGAACAATATTAAGTGGATCAGTTTCAACAGCTGGTGACTTTTTTTGGTTCCATCCAATATCATCTTCTATAGCTGATATTAAATTTAAAAACTTAGATGGAAGTTTAGGAAGTACACTCCATAGTAATGGAGTAGGAATATATGGTTTCATTACTGAGGTAACTCAATCATCAGGTAAATCTATAGTA